AGAAATGTCAGAACTTTCTGATAGAAATGCTCCACCAAGATAAGAAACTACAGCAACTGCTGTAACCGAAGCTTCATTGCCTGTAAATATTAATGGATCACCTATTCTATAGTTTGCTCCTGATGCAAAAACTATGACATCATCAAGATTACCTACAGATACCGTATTTACTATGGCAGTTGCTAAACCATTACCGACAGTATTATCAAGAGTTACAATATCTCCTTCATTATAAAGAATTCCACCACTTTCAATAACAGCACCTGTTACAATTTTTTGTATAGTAAATCTTTGTTCTACATCAGTGGTGACACCAATTGCAAAGACGGTTTCTCCATCAATAAACGTGCCATTTAATGTTATTAAATCTATTTCAAATTCACTAATAGAAAAAGCACCCTGAGAAAATCCTGTTGCGTTAACAACAAAAACTGTTGCCCCAGATGTGCGACCTGTTAATGTTAGTCCTATAACTTCTGTACCAGAACTACCTGTTCCATTTGCACAACGTATAATAGATTTTTTATTCCATTTGCCGTCAGATGTTCTCAACATATATTTTGTAGGATAAAATACGTCAGCATCTTCTGCAAACATCAAACGTAAAAATAATTTATGACCCTCTGAAGTACCTTTGGCTGCATAAAGGTCTTTAATATTTTTTATTAAATCTCTTTTTGATAATCCATCTGCTAAAGTTAGTGGTATGGTATCCATAAACTGTCTTTGCATTTCATCTAATACAAGAGCAGTTGTATTATCTGTATTTGCATAATCCATCATTTGTTGGATATTTTGTATAGGATTACCACGATAGGATTTTGTAATAGAAGTCGCACCAGAGGTTGTGCCTGTTATTGTTTCGCCAAGTTCAAATCTTTGGTTGGATGATATAAAAAGTCTAGGAATTACATTTCCTAGATCATCTATCAGAACAGTAGCAGTTGCTTTTGATATGCTACCTGTAATAGTTTCGCCTTCTATAAATTTTCCAGTAGTGCCAACACCTTCTTCAGCAACAACCTTTCCATCATTTTCATCTAGAATATAATTTACACTTATTGTTTCTTGAATAATATTATTGATAATACCATCGCACTGGAGCTCTGCAGCTTCAAGAAATTCATAATACTGTTTGAGGAATTCTACAAATTGGGGATGATCGCTACGAATATAGTCAGGCATTTGCCCTTCTATAAGCGGAGAAATTTTTGTAACTAATCCTGAATCAAAAGGGGTCATCTTTAATAACTCGTATTACTAGCATAACTTGTTGAAGTTGTGTATGTAGTGCTTGCGCCTGCATCTCCTACTGCAATAGAATCAGGATCACCAGAAACTTTTATATTGACTACATCTAATTCTAAAATTTGATTACGTACAGGAACAATATCTTTAGAACTTGGAATAGCAGTTAACCTAATTTTTCCAGATGTTAATCCATCAACATCTGAAATAGAAGAAATAGATATACCATTAATACTGATTTGGCCTGTAGCATAATTTACTGTTCCTGCTGCATTATTGTCATACGTTTTTACTACACCCACTAAATGAAATCGTCTAAGATTACCAGAACCATCTTCATCAAAGAAACTCTCTGTAGTTTCTGATCCAACTTTAAAACCAGAAGAACTAATAATACCGCCCGCACTTTTTGCGTGGCCAGTATGAGGATTGTAAAGTGTATTATTAAAATATAGATTATATTTCGTTACTTGATCAGCGCTAGCAGGAGTAAAGAATTTTGCTAAAGTAACATTAGTAATATTACTTAAAATAGAATCGTTTGTATCATCAATCAATCTACCAACAGCAGAATGACGGAAAACAATATTAAAACTTTTCAAATTAGAATTATTATAATTTCTTAATGTTGTGCTTACATCTGAAATTAAATCTTCTTTTGTTTTTGTGGTTTTACTAGAATCATATTTAAAATTTGTATTCAGAATAATATACGTAATTTCTGGATCAATAATAACTGGAGTGATAGAAGCAACATTGTATTTTTTTAAATCTGATACTAATAATGATTTCTGAGCATCTGTCAAATTATTTCCTGTAGTAGATTTGATAGAAATATAAACTCGACCATAAGATGCTGTGCCAGTCACCCCAAGACTAGGATCATAAGAACCAACGTCACCACCAAATACCATAACTGCTTGTGTCTGTGGAAATAGTTTTTTTGCATATACTTTATAATCTTCAGCAGTTACGCATCTTCCTTGAGAAGCATAATCTAATGGAGCATTTATTTTAATAGATGTTAAGGACTCCGGGCCCGAACCTCCGATTGCTTTATTAAGAGTAGTAACTGTAATATCAGTTACAGTATCTACTGCACCAGAAGAAGCAAACACAGATGCTCCGTTTGCCGCTGATCTATTTGTTACAACATATTTAAGTAAAACAATGTTACCATTAGTAAGTGATTTACTTACAACACCATCTCCAAAGTATACTTCAAATTTTCCTGCTTCAACCTCTTGTAAAAAGTAAACATTACTTTTAGAAGAAAGTGCAGAAATGTCTACTGCTTTAGTAAAAGAAGTTGTCGAAGTGTCTGATGCTGAATTTTGTACTTCTACAGTAAGAGTGCTTGTATCTGAAGCTGCTTCTGGCATAACAAACCTCTGTTGAACATCATTAGAATCTACAGTATACCGTGAGGTAATATAAGACCCTTCATATATTTTGATATTATTAAACGGTATATTTGCACCAGTATTCTGTCTTGTTAACTCTTCTACCGTAACAAATTGATAATCAATATTATCAATTGTTGTTGTAAACACTGTTCCTGCTGGCATTGTAGCAGAAGACTTTGCAGAATTTAAAACTACATTAACATCTGCATAACTAGCCTTACTAGAAGTAACTTCATAACCTAGTGTCTTCGCATGGGAAACAATACTAGAACGTAGAGTTGAAGTGTCTAGGAACATCTCATTTGCTAACATGTTCATGTTATATCCAAGATAATGTGTATTGTAAGCTAGGACATCCAATAAGGCACTTATTCCAGAACCTTCAAAATCGTAATCTTTAAATTGTGATTGGGATTTAAGGAATGTTTTAAGATTTGTTTTTACATCATCAAAATCAAATTCCGAAACATCTAACCTTCTTGATTCATTTGCCATTATCGTATTCTCTCTAATGCTAGTGTTAAGTCTATAAGTTCAGTAGGTGCATTAACTATGTAAAATTCTACTGTACACGTGTAACTATTTCTGTCTAGATCAGGATAAACATTAACACCAACAAGTCGTGCTCTTGGCTCAAAATTTTCTATAACATCTTCAACCTGTCGAGCAAGAATGACTGCTGTTGTTGGAGTCATCAATTCAAATAACATTCCTGTCACACCAGAATAAATTTCTGGATGAAATGGTTTTTCGTATTGGTTTGTTAATATAAGATTGCGTATTGATCTTTTTATTGCTTGGACATCATATATTGTATTAACATCGCCATCGGTATTATTCTTTCCAAAGAAAAGGTCTAGGTCAGAATATAATTGAGCTCCCCTACTAGAAGTTTTATTCTGTCCTTGAGCATCTGTAAACGCATCTGTATTTCTTGAACTTTCGTTGGTCAACGACTAACTCCTTTTACGTATTATTTATACAAATATTAATGTGTTTGCTTCATAGAATATGGAGTATATTTCCCCCACACATCTTTTGCTTCCCTTTTAATAAAAGGTTTATTAGTTTCGCTCTTTATCGGATTTGTGATAGTAAGGTAAACCTTTTTACCTTTCTTCCATGCAGAAACTTTATTTTTAAGTTCTTCTAATGGACTCCATAGATTTTTCTTTCCCATAATATTTCCCCTATGCTTCTAATATTTCTATTGTTCTTTCGTTTACTCTACGTTCACTAAGTCTTTTTTCTAATCTTTTAGCTTTTGCTCCAAATGCAGCTGCGGCAGGTTTTAACTTTGCTTCTAACGCAGCAAGATCGGTTGCCAATTTATCTCTTGCCTTCTTATCTCCAAATATCCCTTTTACTAAATCTTCTGATACACTTTCTGAAAAAGAATGTGCAAGTTCTTTCAGTGATTTAAACTCTGGTAATAGTGAAGCCTTTGCTTTTTCTATTGCAACTACTGCTCCTGGCGGCAATTCAAAGTTCGGTATTTTAGAAGACAACGCTGATGTAATAGATACAGAAGAACTTCCGCTTTTAAGTGCAGAAGTTGCGGCAGAAATTGTTGAGGCTGAATCAGTTATGATACTATCTAAATCATATCCTCCTGACTTAATTGCTGGCCCAAATGCTGTGGTTATTGATGCTAACTTATTTGCATACTGATCAGTTCCTAGAGATAAACCATTAAGAGCCTGCAACTCTGCTTGTAGATTTAACGCAGCTGCAATTGGTAACTCTGCCATTAATCCTTTTGTTTTTTCTTTTAAATCTAATAAGTCTGATTCAATTTTTGCAACTAAATCGGCTGCAGTTGTAGCCAGATTAAGTTCCGTTAAAATTTTATCCTCTATTTCTGCAACCTTCCGAGCTATTGCATTATATAATATACTAGCGCCTGGCAAGTTGGGTGTTTTAAAATTCATTCTAATCTCCTACAAAAACATCAGCAGAACCAGCTGCAGTTGGGGTAGACTGATGACCTGCTGAGTCAGCTAATCCGGCATCGGGTGTATGATTTACAACAGCAATTCCTTTTATGAATACGTTTTTAGACCCAGCAACTAATGGCCCTGATCCATGAGTGTTAAAATTACCATGTACCGCAATAAGTTTTTCATTTGCAAATACATTAGTGTTTATGCTTACTACAGTGGTTGCACCACATGATCTTGCATCTCCATGTCTATGTACTCTAGCCATTATGGGTTAATATCCACTTTAGTATCACCAACGATTGTATATATCGTTCCAGCAGTTTCAGTAAATGTTGTTCCAGCGGTATGGGTTTGTGTTGTTGCAGCAGTAATACTAACAGAAGCAGTATTAGATGCCATCGTAATACCACTTACTGCTTGCAAGTTCATAGTTGTTCCTGCCTTTGCGGTATACGTGCCAGAGACAGCAGTTTCCGATATGTGAATCCTTGCTTCTCTTGTAATAGAACCAGTTGTACTCTTTTGAGATATGTTGTCCGTAACACTATGTCTAAAATACCCTTCAATAGTTCTCTGCTCGTTTCCTAGAATAGTAACGTCTTGATCTTTACCAACTCTTCCTTTTACATTATCATTTATGTTGTATGAATAGTTGCCTCTAATCTCAGATTCTAGGTTTCCGCCAGATTCACCAGCTCCAATTTTAACTCTCTCGTTCTTATGTATCTTACGAGTATAGTCACCCTCTACCTCTAAGATATAGTTACCCTTTATCAATTCTTTCTTAGTTCCCTCAATCGTAAGGTTAACATTCCCCTTTATAAGAACATTAGAGGAACCAGCAATAATTTCGTAATTCGATCCGACAACCTTTACAACCTTATCACCTAAAGGATGGATTTCCTCAAATGTACCAGACATATGTTCTCTAAGAAGTCTTTCTCCACCAGGCGTATCATCAATCTCTGTAATATGTCCTGCTTCAGATTCGAAAACATGATTCAGTGGGTATTTTGCTGACATATAAGGGTCTGCATCTTTCGTAAGACCTTTAGGGTGCGGTTCATCCCAAGGAACTACAGGATCAGGGCGACCTGTACCTAGAACAGACGCATCTTCTACGGAAGGTATGTGTGGTCTGGTTGCGGTAGGTATAGAAGATCGTCTACGTTTCCTCCTACGATCAAGGGCTCCATGTGTTTCGGACACAACACCTTGAGCAAGACGATTTGTATCTGTTTCACCAACCGTATGACCAGAGAATCGACTGAACTTCCCCTTTTTTTTATCTTTAGTATCCTTGAGAGCCCCCAAAGGATATGGGCCATACTCTCCTTCATCTTCTGGTTGGTAGTCATAAACTTTAACCCCTAGATCAGTATCAATTTGGGTAGACTCTTTATGTCTAGGATCGTTGAAACCAGTTCGAAAGTTAGCTGGGTTGACTGGTTGCCCAGGCAACGAACCTATAATAATTGGTTGTTGTTTTTCAATGGCATCTCTAAAGAAACCTATAACCCAAGAACCTTCTACTAACCAAGAAGGACTATTACCCATTCCATGCATAGATGGGTCTGTTACAGAGTGCATCACGTGGGCCCAAGGTAAATCACTTGAAGCTATTTGGCCAAGATTTGGTGGGTGAGCTCCAAGGGTTCTAACACGAACCCTACCTTGCTTACTAGGATCATTACGATCTTCAACAACCCCAACGAACCAAGCAAATCCGTCTGCACCCATAAAAAAGTTTTCTTGTTCCGACATAATAATCCTTACACTAATAGTTTGATACTATTTATAAGGATTAATGGAGCTCTGGATTGCGGCCTAGTCTGTTAGCTTCAGGAAAATATTCTTCTACCTTCATATCAGTTTTGCCTTGAGCTCTATATGTTTCTACTATTTCGTATGCCTCATCAGAATTCAATCCATCTGCTAATAACAGATACACATCTAATACTTCTGGATTTTCAAGGATCATCACACGAAACCTGTTTGGAGTTTCTGTCATAAAGGATATTTATACTTTAATTAAATTACCAGCGACTATAATTCGCTCTGAATCGTTGTTTTGCTCTGGAACAGAATGTCGTATCCAGCCAGGAAACAGTATAATGTCTCCCGAATTAGGGTATATGGACAGTTCAGCATCTGGAAAGGTGAGTGGAGCATCATTATTTTTACATTGTAGGTAATAAACGAAAGACCAAACGTGGGGCCAGTGGTCATGTGCCTTCGTCCAATCCCCTTTATGATAGACTGCACCCCAACAATCAAACATTTCCAACTCTATATCATAGGGCCCGTTCTTTTTCGCAATCTCTATTGCCTTGTCACCTACTGTCTGGAATTGAGAATGTTGCTTCTGCATAAACCAATCAGTCATATCCGCTTTTACGTTAGTCTTATGATGCTGGGTATCACCTTGACCCCGTATAATGAATATAAGTTCCTCATCGAACTCATCATCAAACAATGCTTTCTCTTTTATGATTGGAAACTTAGCATGAAAAAACTGACCGTCAGGATGGCGTGACAGTTCGGGCCTACTGTTCATACTTTCTGCTAGTTGTTTTAATCCCATCTAACATCCAGATTACCAGAGATCATAATACGTTCATGATCACATTTATGTTCAGGCACAGCATGACTGACCCATGAAGGAAACACGATTAACTGTGATGTAACGGGAAATATTTCGTATCCACCACCAGTTGCAGAAGGAAATACAAGGGGAGCGCAAGTGTCACACGCTTTGACGCAATAAGTGTATGACCATACAGAGGGCCAATGGGTATGTGCCTTACATATGTGTCCTTTCTCGTAGATCAAACCCCAAGATTCTTGTAGATATAGTTTTATAGGATTTATTGTACCATCTGGGTGTGTACGTACCGCCAATGCACCACCCTCTGCAACGGTAATCGCAGCTTCACTGATCTCTACAAAGGAATCATAGTAATCATGCATATCCCATCGTGTCATGAGACAAGATGCTGAGGTATTGCGTCCAGCAAAGTAATCACCAGCATCTCTTATTGCAGATTCTAGACGTTCATTCAATTCGTCACTAAGATACTTAGTCATTGCAGGCATATTATAATGCATAGCTTGCTTTGCAACAAACTCTTCATGAAACATAGCACCGTTATTAGACATAATGTAGATAACTCCCTAGTATATACTTAGGTGTGTCAATAGGTTTCTCTCCAGAATGTAGCCAAGGCCAATATGGAGGGAATATTATAATCGATCCCTTTTTACATGGGGATACAAAGTCCTGTACCAAAGTCTCGCCACCTTCATTGTCCGTGAGATAGATAAACATCACCAGAAACCTTTTACAGTTATCCAAAGAGTTAACATCCACATGAGTAGGAAAAGAATCTTGACCATTGTGTTCATACTTCTTGATCTTCATCGCTTCAAGTGTATACTTCTCAGGCCATTGGGAAGGTAGAATCCCTATTTCCTCTTTATACTTACGTACACCACCCACAAACACATTACCAAGGTATTCTAGGTCTTCCTTGAACGGGCTAAACTTGTCAGCCATAAGGTTCATACGAGTAAGGGTCTGACCATACGCATTTACCTGTATCTCTTGCAGCGCTGAATACCTCTCAAACATGTCAATAAGATAGTCGCACTGTTTATCTCCCAATGCACCATCGTATACTCGTATAAGGTTATCCACTAGGTTAGTATCCTTGCTCTTCCATACGTTTCTCTAACGTCTTCGATTGCCTACGTTTT